TAGGTCTATCATTATACTTATTTATCAAAAAAAACCCAGAAGGGTCAAAAGGCATGTTTAAACACGCGAATAGTATTATTAAATATATGCCCATTGATCGTAATACAACAGATATGTTAACACCTATTTTTGATTTTGCTAGTGTAAAAGGCGATATGGATCAACTTAATAATACGGCTTCTATAAACAACGCTGTTACACCCCAAATGAAAAGAATGTTAAATTCGGGCGGAAGCTCTTCTAAACGCTCTGTAAGCGAGACTAAAAAAAAATATGTAGCTGCTCAACAAGACTGGAGGTGCAAACACTGTGAAGAACAACTTAAAGCAACATTTCAGGTTGATCATAAAGTAGATTTAAGATATGGTGGATCAAATCACGTTTCTAATTTAGTAGCATTATGTACCGAATGTCACGCTACAAAAACTATGCAAAGTAATTTATAAATTAATTAGGTTCTTTAATATTTTTAAATAACCTGATAATATATTATGACTAAATCTGGTTATCAAGACACAGTTATTAAGAATTTATTGGCAATTACATTATATGTTCCATTAATTATTGCAATAATTGCTAGTTCTATGAAGTTATATGATTTTATTTATCCTTCTGTGACTGGAAGAAATGTTAGTGAGCAAGCTTCTGATTTACGATATAATCTTCTTAATAGCATTATGATATTCTTCCGAACTACTTTTGGATATATTTCGACATTTTTTAGAATTGTATGGTCATGGATAACTAATTTCAAAACCCTTGCAATTACAATATTGATTGTCTATCTTTTTTTATCCTATTTTTTTACATTTTTATACAAAGATAATTCAGTATTAAAAGAGTGGTCAACATATAGTAATATCATTCTAATATTGGGTGGTGCATTTATTGCATTAGGAGTTATTTCTTTATTCATAAAAGAAAACAATGATGCTAATCCATATCCTTATAAAGATAGCACATTTTCCCAAATGAAATGGACATTTTCAGAAACTGTACCATTATACAAATCAATATTAAGCATTGCTATAGTTTTAGGACTAACCACGCTAGCTTTATATTTAATAAAAACCTTTTCATTTTTATCTATTACATTAACTGTGTTAATAGAAATTATTGTCGTTCTTGCATTAATATTTGCAATATTCAATGCTGTTACTAAGAATGCATGGCTACTGAGCAAAATAATGAATAATAATTTCTTCAAGTTGCTTTATCATATTATATTTATTATACCTTGTACTGTTTTATATTTCACAAATTATATATGGGAACAAATAAAAGAGACACCGTATGTAGCATGGATTATTTTACTAGCTGAAATAATAGGAGTTGGGTTATACTTTTTAATTCCAATAATCAAAAATTATATATTTATACATTCGGTTACAAAAACGGATGATTTAATGATACAACAAGAGAGTGAGGCACACGATAAATCTATAATAAGAAATGAGAATCAGTTATCTAACATAATGGATGGTGTATCTGTAGATTGGGAGGTTATATTAGCTGGTAATTTATATGATCCAAAAATGGTAAAAAATCTAAAAACATATTTAGAATCAAGAGGATATAGATCTGTTAAAAATAAACAAAAATTAGGATTTTTTGAGAACATGTTTTCAAAGACTTTATCTCTTGAGGCAGCAATCACATACGTGCAAGTAAATGCGCCCATCGTTATTGACTTGAGAAATCAAATTCAGATACAAACTGCTGAATCTAAGAATCTAGGAGATAGTAGAAAAAGCCGCGAAAATATGTTAAAAACAAAAATACTTTTGAAAGATCCGATTTATTTAAATACTAAAAAAGTGATCGGAAATTACGAAGATATAGGATCTGGTGTAGGAGCTTTTAATTATAATTATTCAATTTCAGCATGGACATTTATCCATGATCAACCGCCAAGTTTTAGAAAATCTAGTAGTAAATTCACGAATATATTGGATTATGCAAATAAACCTAAAATACAATTTAACCCATCTACAAATACACTAAGAATTATAATGAGTAATGGTTTAGACAAAGATAATGTAGTGTATACTACAAAAAATTTTAAACTTCAAAAATGGAATAACATAATTATTAATTATGATGGCGGAACTTTAGATATTTTTATAAATGGAGGTTTAGTATCTTCGACAAATAATATAGTTCCAATAATGTCATATGATGAAATTACAGTTGGATCAAATAACGGTTTAAGTGGAGGAGTATGTAGCGTAGTATATTTTCCAAAACCATTATCTTTGAGTAAAATTCAAAGTTTATATAAAAATTTAAAATATAAAAATCCGCCAATTGTTTAGATAATTTCTTCGCCTATATTATATCATGAACTTGAAAAACATTGTAATAGGTGTAGTTATCATCCTCGTAATTTACTTACTTTACATATGGATATTTGGTGACAGTTCCAGAAGTTATCTATTGGGTCAACACGATGCGCGAAAAACAGTCATATTAACAGGCGACAATATACCCCACGGTGCATCCGCAGATTACACATATTCTATTTGGGTATACATTTCTAATTGGAATTACAGAATTGGCGAAAAGAAGATTATTTTTGGCCGCGGGCAAGATGGTAGCGTTCCAGCTCCTGAATTAAGTTTAGGAGCAATGATGAATAATGTAGATATTACTTTAGGAACATACGCTAGTAAAGACTCAACGCAGGCTGTAAATCACACGTGTACTTTAGAAAATGTTCCCCTTCAGGCCTGGGCAAACATTATTGTCACGCTCAATAACCGTTCTTTAGATATGTATTTAGACGGTAAATTGGTTAGAACTTGCGTACTCCCAGGTGTACCAAAAATGTCATCAGGAAGTCCTTTAGTAGTATCTCCTGGTGGAGGATTTGAAGGATATATTTCTAACTTCCAATATTTCTCGAGAGCTGTAAATCCTCGAGAGGCTTATGCTATATATAGAGAAGGTCCCGGAGGAACCAATTGGTTTACTGGTCTTATTAATAAATATAGACTTCGTATAGAATTCTTGAAAGATAATAAAGTAATGAATAAATTCGATATATAATTTATTTGCTATTATATATAGCTATGAATCGAGCACAACAAACAGGAAACGAAGTTTTAGGAACTGGGCGAAGAGCTCTTTCCGGAATAAGTGATTTTCTAAAATCGAATACACTTGTTTCAAAGGTTGTTTTTTTAATTTTAGTAATTATCGTGTTTATTCTGTTATTACGCGGTGGTGTCAGTTTTTTGACTTGGTTGTTTGAACCAACACCTTCACCACATCTTACTTCTGGAATGAAAGACGCTAAAAAATTACTTGTAATTCCACAAGATCCAAGTAATCCTAATTCTATCCCCGTAATGCGTTCCATTAATCAAAGAGATGGTTTAGAATTCACTTGGACTGTGTGGATCTATGTAGATGATTTAGTATATAAATCGGGTCAACGAAAACATATTTTCCACAAAGGAACCGAGCAATTAAATTCAGATCAAACCGCATTTCCTAATAATGGACCAGGTCTCTATATTCATCCTACTAGAAATTCTTTAATCGTAGTTATGAATACATTCAAAAATATTCTTGAAGAGGTTGAGGTTACTGATTTACCAATGCATAAATGGGTAAATGTGGCTATTCGTGTTAAAGGAAATATTATGGATGTATTTATTAACGGCGACGTCGCTCTCCGTCATACCTTTGATAGCGTTCCTAAACAAAATTATGGAGATGTATTTGTAAATCTTAACGGTGGATTCTCTGGAAACTTGTCTGATTTATGGTACCATGATTATGCTCTTAGCGGAACAGATATAATGCAAATTGTTAGAGATGGTCCCGATCTTTCAACCAAGGTTACAAAAACAGCAACACCTCCTTATTTGTCATTGCAATGGTATTTTGAGCAAGGCGAGACGCCAACCTCAAGTATGTGGCCAACACAATAATCACTTAATTGATAATATATTAAAATATAGTATCAACTTATTGTCTCAATGAAGGATTAATACAAATATTCATTGATGGGAAAATTTTCTTAGATTCACAATCATCTTTGCTATTTACTTTAATGCAAGAGCGATATCCGCGATCTGTTCCTATATAACAATATCCAGGTTTATGTTTTTCTTGAATTTTGTTATCTCCCGAACTTTCTTTATAAGATTTATTAGGTTCATGTTGAGGAAATTTATTAATACCATGCATCTCTCGATTTTCAATTGATTTTCTCACGCCTGAATCTCGCGATTCCCACAAATCTTTCCTTTTTAAATTTAGTTCTCTAGATAAAACATCTCCTGCATCTTTTACTGTCCCAGCCGCGACGTCTGCTGCTACTTGAGTACCCACAATACTGGTATCTATAACCTTTGCTGCAGTTTTAGGTGCATGCGAAGAAAATTTAGCAATGAAATCACCTATTACATCGGTGCCTTTTGCTAAATATGAAAATATATTTAATCCTAACAAAGCCAAAACAACCACTATAAGAATAATTGTAATTATATTCCATGTACCCCATTCACTATCAGATGAAGCTAGTGGTGGCTTTATAGATAATGAGCGAGATGGTCTTAAACTATCTGCGCTTAATGAGTTTGGTGTTCCTGTTATTACTTCGTCCATATACAAAATAGCAATATTAAATATTTAGAATATATATATATAAATGAATCAATACTACTCTCCAAAGTGTAATAATAATGATAAATTAGTTAAATCAAGGTGCGAATGTAGAAAGACTGTAAAGATAAAAATAAAGAAAAAAAAAGCCAAAGTAAGAATCACAGTTAAAAAGAAAAAACCAAAAGTTGTTAAGAAAAGGAAAAAGAAAAAGAAATTATCCTTTTTGGAAAAACACAAAGGTCCCTTATATTTTAAAACTAAATTTGTAGAAGAAATAAATCAAAAATGGAAAGCTGGCCTCCGCACCGATTGGATTACCCGCTATGGACCTCATAAAGGAAGGTGCAAAAAGGGATATATCAAAAATCCCAAAGACAAATTTTGCTATACTTTCAGTGACAAGATGTTAAAAAAATACACTCAGAAAACCAAACCTAAAAAAATAAAACGAAAAACAGTAAAAAAAACAACTAAAAAAAAGTCACCTAGTAAAGCTAAAAGAAAACGTTGTCCAAACGGAACTAAAAAAGATTCTGTAACCGGAAAATGCGTTCCAAAAAACAATACTTCTAGTAAAAGGAAACCTGTTTTAAAGAAGGAGACGTCTGTTATTGAAAATAATACTCCCAAATTGGCGAAAGAATTAAGAAGAGAACAAAAAAAAGGGAAAGTTCAATATTCTCCTAGCATTAATAAACAATTAATGAGTTTAAAAAGTGTGACACCTAAAGGTAACGTTTATGATTGTCCCAATGGAGGCGTGATGGCAACGACGGCAAAAGGTACAAAATGTTTTGGATGGAAAACTAAGAGAGCAAAGGAAATCATGTTAAAAAATTTAAATACAACCAAACCAGTTTCAGCAAAGTTAATAATAGCACCAGCTCAACACCAATCAAATTGTTGGATGAATTCATTTTTCATGTCGTGGTTTATAAGTGACGGAGGTCGTAGATTTAATAGATGGTTCAGACAAACATGTATTACGGGAATAATACCTGGTAATGGAAAAAGTATACCAACTGCCATGAAAAAACCGGCATTTTTATTGAACAAAATGATAGATGCTTCATTGAGAAGTAAATCAGAAGGTGATCCAGCAAGATATGCCGAACTTATGGATACAAATGATATAATTCGACAATTTCATAGAGCTCTGCCAAATAGTAGAATCGTGAAAACTAAAAAGGCCTCCAATCCTTTGACATTTTACTCTACAATTTACAGAAAAATTATAGATATAAAGGATGGTCATATAGGCTGGCATGAAGGCGATATATCATATACGAAAGGACCTATTGGATGGTTAAATTTCTATATGGCATCAGATAATCCTCCAACTGAAAAACAACTAAATAAACTAATATTAAACGCTTCAATAATAGGCGATTTTATTCCAAAAGTAATTTTTGTAGAAGTACAAGATACGCCCTCTGGAAAATTCAAAACACCAAAAAAATTAGAATTCAAAGATAACAATGGAAATAAATACTCTTATAAATTAGATGCCGCGGTTTTAAGAAATACAAGTAAAATTCATTTTTCGGCTTATATTACTATTAACGGTATTGACTATGGTTTCGATGGTGAAAGTTACAGTAGATTAGAAAAATTTAATTGGAAAAGTAAACTGAATAAAAATACACAATGGCGTTTTGCAGAACAATATGAAACCTATTTCAACTTTACAAAAGGTTATCAAATACTAATTTATTACAGAGATAGTTGAAGGTAATGAATAATATTAAACGATTTAAACTCATTTTTTAATTTTAAATTAAGAAATGTGTTTATCATGGTGCTGTATTTGCATTGATGAAACTGGTAAAATAAAATGTAGTAAGGAGGAATGTCGTAAAGTAAAATGCAAACGATATTTTTTACCTTTTGTTGGGATATCTTCATTGGCTTTTTTTGAAGAATTTAGAGAATTTTATTACTTCCCTTTTATTATATCAGTAGCCTTTTTTATAATATTTTGGAACTTTCCAATTCTGGTATATGTCACTGCATCAAAGCCTCTTTTCTATGAAGATTTATTTATAGACGAAAAAAAATTACCAAATTATGACGTTGATCCGAAAATTAAAAAGAAATTTCAAACTATATTAATATGGGTACTAATTATTACAAATAGTTTATTTGTCGGAGTTCTTTCAGATTATTGGTTATATAAAACTATTAATGTCGAAAGTTATTTAGAAATTATAGGTGTGACTGGTGGAATTATTAAAATATTTCAGGTAATTAATAATAGCATTGGTAGAATAATGCTAAAAATATTAAAAAGCTGCGTTAAAAAAGAGAATAGTCGATTTAAACAGGAACAACGAGAGCGGATAAATAGCATTGTTTCTTTGAAACATGTCGAGAGTTTGGATAATATTAAAACATTAGAATTAACAGATATCGATAGTAAAATAATCTCCAAGTAATATATAATGGCGTCAAATCCTACATCGAAAGAATTAAAAAGAGTAAAAAAAACTTTAAGTGAAATAGAGAAAAATATAAAAAAAACTGTTGCACAAGAAAAAAAAGAGAAGGCGGATTTGATCAGATATCAAAAAGAACGCGAGAGGCGGTTAGCTAAAACAAAAAAAGTGTATAGGTCTTCTCAAAATGTCGCTCAACGTAATCGTGGAACTAGAAAAAAAAGACCTTCGCCGCCGCCAGCTAGAAAACCATATGTAATGGAACAAGGTACCGTAGCAAAATATCTCGACTCTAACGCAAGTTTGCAAAACGTACACGAGCGCTTAGATCGACACGCAAATAGAGTAATGCAAATACGCAATCGAATCATGCAGCAAGACCACATTTCCGACGCCGAAACCAAAGAAATGGAAAAATTAGGAAATCTTGTTACAGAAAATGCACAAAAAGTCACAGAATTAGCAACCCTTCTAGAATCGCCACTTGGTACAATTAAAGAAATATATCCAGGACCAATGGATCCATATCGTTTAAGGGAAAATTATGTAGGCGCTTATGATGTCCCATCAGGATTTATAGATAGTTCGCCTATTTCGGAAGGTGAATTCGATGGTACAAACTCGCCAAATTATATGCAAGATATGCCACAAACTGAATTTCCTCAGCAAAGAGGGCGCGTTCGGGCAAATTCATCCCCGGTATTTGCAGATAGTCGAGGAATATACAATCAAGAACAGGTTGATGATGCGATGCGTGGTAGCGAAGAAATTATGGCAAGGCTTATAGGTGATATGGAGGTTGAAGATGACGGAAGAGAACATAAATCAGCAGATGTGGGCGAAATGCTTGGTAGAAATACGGCTCTCACAGCACAGGATGAAGATGAAGTTGCTGAAGAATTGGAAGAAATGATGAGGGAGCAATGGGGTGAAGATTATGATGCTGGAAGAAATAAAAAGCATAAAACCCGAAAATCTCATAAAAAGAAAAGACATGGAACAAAGAAAAGATATGGAAAGAAAATGCACGGTACAAAGAAAAGAAAACGCAGACCAAAGAGGAAAATCAATAGAAAAGGGAAAAAGAAACGGGGAACTAAGAGAAAAAGAAAAGGAAGACGGTAATTATTTATTAAATAAGTATAAAGGATTATATTCATTAATATTCATAATGAATATGCTCTATAGTTTTTGTTTTATGATTGCTTCTATAGGAAGTTTGCGTTGTTATCATTCATCTCATCCTAATATTTTCAGTGATCTCCGAGAATTTGATTCTTGGACAAACACGTATAATAAATTTCAACAATGGGGAGACAATCATAATCTCACGCACAGCTATAATAATTGGTTATCAAATCGTGATCTTGTGAATAAACATAATTCTGAAGACCACGGTTTTAAATTAGAATTAAACGAATTTGCGGACAAACACTGGTCGCAATGGGCGACTAGAAAAGATTTGAATTATCAACTAGCTAATAAAGAATTTCCAGAACCAACTGAAAAAAAAGCACTACTGGGAGTTCCAAAAACAGTTGACTGGCGAAAAAAAGGCGTGGTGACAGCTATTAAAAATCAACAGCAATGTGGGTCTTGTTGGAGCTTTTCGGCCACTGGGTCGATGGAAGGGCAACACGCTCTTAAAACTGGCAATTTAGTTCCACTTAGTGAATCTCAAATTGTTGATTGTGATGTCAATGGTACAGATCAGGGATGTAATGGAGGGTTAATGGATGGGGCATTTCAGTATGTAATTGGTGCTGGTGGCATTGAAAGTGAAACAGAGTATCCATATATTGCCCAAGATGATCCATGTAAATTCAATAAAAGTAAGATTGTAGCTACCTTCTCAAGTTTTAAAGATGTTAAAGGTGGTGAAACGGGGTTAAAAGAAGCAGTTGCTGCGATTGGTCCTATTTCAGTCGCCATTGATGCATCCAGTCCTCAATTCCAATTTTATAAAAAAGGAGTATA